TAACGGAACTCAACAATATGTGATAAAAGAAGGTGTAAACAAAAATAAAATAGCGAGTACAAAATAATGTCAAAAAAGAATAAAAAGAAAATGCCAAAAGCTAGGGACATGGCTGTAGGTGATAAAAACATTTCATATGTTGGAGATCCTTTTATCGTTGATGGTAAAAAATTTGACCCTGCATTAGAAACAGAATTATCTAAAAATCCACAACTTAAAGATGTTTTATTTGAAGTTTTTGATAAAATGCCAGTTATTTTAAGAAGAATAAAATATGGCACTAAAATACCTAACTCTCCAGAGCAAGATGCAGTTCTTGATAAATTAGTTAATGTAGTCAAAACATCAAACAGGCAAAACAATCTTGTTTTAACTATAAATGAAAGAAGAATAAGAGATACAAAGAATCAAAGTTTTCTTGAACTAACAAATAAAAATATTGCAGAAGGCAAAGATGCTTTTGAGGCAACTTACAGTGCTGCAAAAACTGTAAGAGAATCTTTTGATGAGGCACAAAGAAAAGTACATAGAGAAACTAAAAAAGTTGGGGCTGGGGGCTATGACGTTGAAGACAGTATAAGGGATATAAAAAATTCTATTATATTTAATGCAGATAAAGTACAACCTATTTATCAAGGTAAATTAACTGGAACAAATGGATTTATTACTTTAAGTGCCGACCAATTAAATAAAAAAAATCTTGATATTGGAAAAACTGTTTATCAAGCAATGTTTAATAATAAAGATGTAAATGTTTTAAGAACATTAATAGATACAAAAATTGGTAATCAAGCTGACAGAGAAAAGGCATTTGTTGCTACAGTAAGATTACTTGGAGGCACTAATTACAATATAGGAGCCAAACCACAAAACGTTAAGTACGGTATGCAAGGAAAGTTACCAAATGCTTCAGAAAGAAATTTATTAGAAAAAGCCTTTGGTAAAGAAGTTGTAAAAGAACTGACAAGATTTAGAGGCAAAGGTGAAAAATTCGCAGATGCTTTTTCACAAGTTTGGAATGTTCCAAGAACTTTAATGGCTACTGCAGAGATGTCTGCACTATTTAGGCAAGGTGGGTTTTACGCATTTGCAAGACCATTATCTTGGGCAAAATCAATACCACCAGCAATAAAAGAAGCAAGGCAAGCAATGTTTATAAACAAGTTTGACCCTATTACTCAACGTATAGAGTTAGAAAAATATATCGAAGACCCTGATTTTGAAGTAGCAAGAAATGTTGGTCTTGAAATATCAGATAGTTTAAGTCCATCTTTGATTGACAGAGAAGAACAATTTATTCCTACATTTTTAGATAACTTGCCAGATTTTACAGTTGTTGGTCCAATAATTAGAGCATCTGCAGCTTTTCACTCAGGATTTTTAAATAACTTAAGATTCAATGTTTTCAAAAGTATGTTAAAAAATATGTCTCCAAAAGGTACTGCAGAAGGTTTTATTCAAGAGGCAAGAAAAATAAGCCCTGAAGCAGAACGTAATGCTTATCAAACACTACAAGCTATGAGTAGAATTATTAATGCAGCAACTGGTAGAGGTCCAAAACTTTTGAAAGATGAATATGTAAATGTTATGAATCAAGTATTTTTTTCATGGAGAATGCAAACAGCAAGAGCATATCTACCTATAGCACCTTTCATTGAATACCCACAAATGAATTTTGCTGCAAGAAAACAAATAACAGGAGATTATGTAAAATTTTATGGAATGGTTACAACACTAGGTTTGTTAACACCTTTTGCACTAGACAAGTTTACAGGTGACAATACTGCAAGCTATGATTGGATAACAGGTAAATTGAGAGTTGGTAAAACTACTTTAGATATAGCAAGTGGTAATAATAAATATATTGGAATAATTTTAAATTCTTTAGGGCAAATTTTAGATGTAGATGAATTAAAAGCTAGGTCTTTAGGAACTAAAAAACCATACGACATAAATGTATTTGATAATATAATTAGAAAAACTTTAACATCATCACTGCATCCAACAGCAGGTTTTATTAAATCACTTATTTCACAAGAAGACTTTTTTGGTAATGAGTTAGACTACGATGTCTATAATCCAACCAAAACTGTTTTCTGGGGTGATACTGCAATGGATTACTTAACTCCATTGATTTATTCAGGATTACTTGAGTCAATAGAACTTTATGACTCTCCATTAGGACCAGCAGCAGGTTTTGCAGGAGAATTTGTTGGTATTGGCAATTCAGCTTATGAAGATAAGCAAAGTATTTCAAAAGAACTCTTTGGAAAAAGATATACCGAACTACTACCGTTTATGCAGAAACTTGTGACTGCAGCATTTTATGCAGACCACCATGTTGATAGAGATGTGCCAAACACAACAATGGCAGACATAGAATATTTTAAACGTTTAAATGACATTGCAATAAACATGGCAAACGGTAATTTATCTTCAAGAGATGCTGTTTTTCAATTTAGAGAAGCAAGAGATGTATTCCGTATTACAAGAACTGATAGAGGTAATATTGAATATGGTT